AGATCGGATGCTGTGAAAGACTCTCCACCAGTTACATAACTGGAATCAAAAGTTACTTCTACTATTCGATACTGAAGATTGCCCGGAACTCCCTTTGGAAATTCTGCGCCCCCAGAACTGGTTGCAGTTGTAAGTGCCATTATATATCCTCCGGAATCTAAAAGATTCAGTCCAAAAAGCGTAACATGAGGGGGCCGAAGCCCCCCCACATTACCAAGGTAAGTCTCTATTTACTCGTTCAGGTCGAGAATCTTTGCTTGTACGTCGAAACGGTGTGCCCTGAGTTCAGCCATCGTATAGAGCAAACCACGAACTACCAGCGACGAAGCCGCAAAGTAGTCACGGTTCTCGATGTACTGGGTAGGCTGTGCTACCGCAACTTCAAGATAATCCGTATCTAGTACGTAAACGTTAGAACCATGAGTACCACCAGTAGAACCAACCTTAGCTGACTTCGTGGTGTCCGCATCTGGAAGAATTGGAATGCCCATGTAAGTAGCAAGAATCAGACCAGTGCGAGTGCCGGGGAAGGTCTTTTCAGAACCTACACCAACCGTGTACTCTTCCTGACCAAGATACCTCTGCTGAGAGTTCAACAAACGCTCAAGCTTGAAGTACTGGTCGTGTCCCATGACGATAAGTTTTGGCTCACCACCATTGGTACGAATCTTCTGGATAGCTGTATCGAGAAGGTTCAACGAAAGGTCTCGTCCGGTACCGCTGTTTCCCTGTACGGATGCCGCAGCTTTCCACGGGTTCGCCGTTACGGATCGACCAACGGTGGCACTATTAATTGCCAAAGTAGCAGTAAGGTCGTAAGCGTTAGCATACGTATCTACGGTGGCAGACAGGAATTTAGTTTCATCAATTGAAACAATGTCGTCAATTGAAGTCAACCCTGCTCGACTGTACGTGAAAACACCATCAGCAGTTGCGGGGCTTGCGTCCAACGCTGTGCCTAGTGTTAGTACCCTCGCCGCAGTCTTAGCGGTAATTGCAGTACCTGTCTCATTCTCAAGAGTACCATTATCTGAGAAACCAAGTGCGTCACCAACCCTGAAGTTATTTGCGTTAGTCAAGATAACTTCCGTGGTGCTCGTTGCGGTCGTAATGCCCGCCGTTGAAGAAGCTAGAAGTTCAAGGTTCATTTCCTTGATGTGGTCTAGCTGTGCGTTTTCGTTCTCAAGAGCGAGAACATCACCAACACCACCCTCAAGCTGCGATGTAAACATCGCCTTGACGGAGGCTGCGAACGTCGTACCAACGATACTAGGCAGTGAAGATACTGTCTGAATCGCTGAGATGTCCACAGTTGGGAGTGAACCCGTCTCTGTAATTGGATTGGAGCGTTCGCTTCCTCGGTCGGAACGTACACGCCAACCAGCTACATTACCCCAGACATTTCTGGGAAGTGCATTGAAGAACCTAGTTTGGTTATTCAGTGCATGCCATACCTTACGACCGAAGGTGGTCGTAAATATGTTTGTGTCGGTATCGACGGTAAACGGTGTCCCGCTAAACGCCTTCGACAAGTACTCAGAGCCTAGAACCGACTGGGTTGCCCCACGGTTCGCCTGAGCAATATATTCTGCAAGTGAAACTGACATTTTTAATTGTCCTCCTATTGTCTCAGACTAAATTGTTACATCACCCTGTTCAACAGAGTATTGAAGTTTTCTAAGTTCTGAGTAAGACATGTTAGCTAGTTCATCGACAAGCTCCCCACCGGTTGGGTTAGCTTTAACAATCTCTATCTCATCACTACCCAAGCTCAACGTAGGTGCAACCAAGCGACGTTCCTCTTTCCAACCCGCCTTGCGGAGAGTGGCATCGGTTTCGTCTTTGACAGACTTAGTAAGGTCTACATTATTGGAGGCAATCTGCTTCTTCAGGTTAGAAATTTCTTTCTTCATCTGCTTGTAAACTGCCTCTTCCATCGCTTCGTCATCCTCGTCTTCATCATCATCAGCTGCTTCTTCAACAGCTTCTTCATCATCATCTTCCTGTTCCTTCATCGGATACTTACCCATCTTTTCCTCTGGCTCTTCTTCTTCCTCGGGTTCGTCCTCAGCCTGAAGCGTTGCTTGCTGGTTGGGGGCACTAGTTTCCGGAGAAACGGCAGTAGATGAGTCATTACCATCTTGGTTTAGCGCGCCACTGTTCTTAACTTTTCTTTCGCCAACACCATCAAGGTCATCGGTTGACTTTAACATGGATACGACTTGAGAAGCCACATCTTTAATTAAACTCGTTCGAGCATAATCTTGCTCTTTCGCAAACACAGTTGCTTCATCTTCCTCTTCAGCCTTTAAAAGGCGAGAGTCCATCTTTGTAAGTACCTCAGCAAGGGCCGTCAAACCTAATGACGTTCCTTCCATGTACTTTTCAAGACGAGTATACAGTTCATCTGCCATGGTGTAACCTCCATTTTATTCCAGTCCGTATCCAAACTTCATAAAGGTTGGTCTAAGCCACCGCCGACCCCTATAAACAAATATAACCTAGTTAACTAGGTGTATTAGAACAAACGTTCTATGTTATTATACTAAGATTTTTGGAAAGTGGTAAAATTTATGCGTCTTTATAAGAATTTATATCTATCTTACCTTCAAGATATCGAAGTATCTCGTTACGAAAGTCGTAAAGGGGGACTTGAACCAGCTTTTTCATCTTCTCACATTGGTTACCCTCGGGTACTGAGGACTCAATTTGGTCTAAAACTTTACCCACCATCCTCGAATGACGAGCTAAAACCCACTCTTGCTCCTCACTAACCTTTTCTACATCCATAATCTATCTCCTTATAATATTGTGGCAGGTTCAATTTTTACAGATAAACCCCCGCCCAGTTTTGAGCCTAATGCATCAAATGACTTCTCAATTCTCCGTGGTAAATCGGATAATATTTCTTCTAGGGGTATAGCTAAATACCTCTGCGCTCTATACTTCGCATCACCTACTGTACCACCATCATGTATTAAAGTAGCATACGGTGTATTGTAAGTAAGGTCTACAGTGTCGTCACCAATCTGAGTCATCATTAAGGACGAACGAAGTCTCCCAGTCTTTACAGGCATAACACCACCCTCAGAAACAGGTATGTTTGAAGTCTCAGCTAGTTCCTGAGTAATCTCCATAACTAAGTTCTGCACGAGTCCGTATAAAAGTTCTTGTAATTCATCCATAGTTTATTATACTATGTCTGCCATACTTCAGGAATCTCCAATTCAAACTCGGATTCAGTAGAATCAAATCTATCTAAGTAAATTATCTCTTTACCCACTTGACCATAAGTAGGGTGATAGTATAAAACTATGTGTTTTGGTTTAGTTATAACATGTAGACGACTAAACACAAACTCGTCCCCACCCTTTGTGGTTCCGCAGATATGCAAACTACCAGTTCCAATATCTATCTCATCCACCCGATGGAAATGACCCAACAAAACATCATCAAATTTATGGGAGACACTGAAACCATCGTCAGTTATTATTTGTGTCTTGTACTGCAAGACTGCTCTCAACGAAGTTATAGCCCTCTGAATGGTTGCTGATGCCCCACCACCGCCTACGGAGTCACCATGCATCATTAGTACGTCTCTGCCCGCAATAGAAATAACATGAGCAAACGACTTAGGTATTTCAAACTTTATGTTCTTCTGCTTAGAACAGAACACTGCAAGCCATTGATATAGCATGTAATCCCAATCCATGTACTTATCTTTGGATGGAATTTTCCTAGTCATCCTACCGTGGTTGCCAACAACGCAAGGGACTTTGACTTCTTTAAAGTGTGGTGCTAGGAACATCAAAGCTTGGCTAATTATTTTAGCTCCATACATCATCTGCATCATACAGTTGTCAACATTAGTGCGGGCTAATTCATCGTGTATATCTCCGGAGATCATATCTCCTAGCATGGGTATGGTAAGTTCATCTATCTCACAGATATTTCGCCTGTACTCTGCTAGGTTTAAAACTTGGTTAGCCCAGCCCCATATACGGCGGCTAAACAACTCAATGTCATAGGAGTTCAAACCTACCATCTGCTCAGGAGTTACATAATCTCCTACGTGTGTATCTGTAAGTGGGGCAACCATAACCTGTTTCGCTGAACCTTTTTTAACTCCAGAAGGTTTGCGTACTTTAAAGGTTTTAGTTTTAGGGTGGGGAGTTGTGTAACGCTTTATGGTATCCACAAGAATTTCTGATCGTACAGAATCCTTTATGGATTTTTCGTATAACTTTTTATAGTAAGTAGATTCCGCTTTATATGTTGCAGCCCGCTTATCTATGCGTATACGATCTTTCAGGAAATCTTCCTCTTCTTCGGGAGCAATTCCATCTGCCATCTTAGCGGCAGTTTCGTCAAGGATCGAATTTATATCGAATACCTCACGGTCATACCAACGCTGTATTGTGGAACGATGTACCTCTATCCCATACTCTTCTTCTAACGACTGGGCTAAACTAGTCCAAGTCGCTCCTGCTTGTCTCTTCTGAATCAAGTCTTTCTTTGCCATCTCTGGAATCATCTGTACTCTCCTCTTCCTTATCTAGATATTCAAAGTAATCTTTGAATAGACTAAAAAATTCTTCGTTGTCCTCTGCTTTATAAATGCTTCGTGGACTCGTAACCTTCTGAGGCTTGGGTTCACTCGGCTGCTTTTCTGGTTTGGGTTCCTGTTTTTGCTTGATGGCTGCTTTAGGAGCCGCTACTCCTTCAGCTTTATCCACAACCCGCTCGTCTTCACCATATTTATCATCATCTATTTTCATGATATCATACTCTCTCAAGTCTTGTAAAGCCCCCTGCACAACATCGGAGGCAAATTTCTGTACCTTTTTATTTTTCGTCCGTAAAAACTGGTCTAGTTTAACAACTCCGCTCTTTTTCTTCTTCTGTTTAATGGGTGACCTATCCCCATATGTGGGAGAAAATACTCCGGGGTCTGATGATACAGCAACAGTACCCAGCCCGTCAATCGTTCCTATAGCTCCCTCTTTATCTAAAAAGTTCGTAAACACAGAAAGGTGAGATTTCTGTAGATTCTCTACCGGCCCGCTATCTGCGGAGCGTCTGGGACGATTACGTGGGGTTTCTGGTTTGTCTTGAACGGGTCTACCTATCTCGTCTAATTCAGGTACGATTTTATCTTCCCCCTCTTGCCCGACCCTCTCACCCCAACTTTGCAGCCCCTGTTTATATTGCTCACCTCTTTGGGCGAATTTTGTTTTACTGGAAGAGGCAAGGTCATGCCCATGCGCCGCAGCTAAATGACTGAGGGCTACCCTGTTATTAATCATATGATTATCTTGAGCTTGTTTCCTGTGTGTCTGGGCTT